GCTGTTGTTGTAGTTCTTGTTGTATCTGTTCCTCAGTCTTAACAAGGTTTAATATATCTATACCTTGTGCTGCAGCTAATCTCTTGATAGCTTCGGAAGGATCTAAGAATCTCATTAAAGCTTCAGGACCAAGTGTCTGTGCAATGGTTCCTATAAATTGTGTGAGGCTTTCTCTATCTTGACCACGACCTAGTGCATTAACACCTGCTACGATTTGTGGGCGTACTAAATCCTTAGGTATGCTAGGTATCTCTTTATTACGTTGTAGTACTAAGAGAGTTCTATTAAGATATGGGATTAAGAACTCAACAGTTAATAGTGAGAAGATCCCACCTAATTGTTGTTCTAATTCCATCTGCGTGAGGCGTACCTCTTCCGCAGTTGTCCGTTCAGATTGTCTGACATTCAGCTGCATAAATGCATCAGCAATTCTACGCTCAATTTGTTGAGCCATCTGTGATGCTGTAGCAAAGTCTGCTGTCTTCCCAACTTGTACAACAGCAACATCCTCAGGTCTTCCTTGAATGATTGCACCGTTGCCAGCACGGGCTAGAGTCTGTGGTTTTGTAGTTGATGATGGTGATACAAGGAACACTACCTTAGCAGCAGCTGAGGAGCCTTCTACGAGTGCCTGAGATAATCCCTCAAGGGATCTAAAGTCACCGATAAACTCTTCAACTCTTCCTCTACCATAATCTTCGCCGTCTACTGTATTAAATCGGAGTGGTAACCATGGACTTGCTTTCTTCGGTGCTGTGCTACGGCTATCAGGCAGAATCATATCATCTGCTTCTTGATGCCAGACCCAGCGGCCAGATTTCTCATCCAGTTTAACGCAGGTATACACCTCAACGTCGTCTCCAGTTGCACCTAGTTCACCGTTAACATCGTTAGGGTTATTAGGCTTCGGTTGCTCAAGACCTAATATTTGTCTACTAATTAATTCTTTTGTAACTATTTCTAGGACGTTACCATTTCCATCACGATTAACAACGTATCTATTTAAAGGATAGTTCTTAAGACCATCCTTACCCATAAAGATTAATGTGTTACCGCCTACAATTAGATGCTTCAAAGCTTGGTGTATGACAACTCTATCACTAGAAGCTGCAATGTAATCCATAACCATCCTCTCTAATTTAGAGAAGGATAAGTCTAAATCACTTCTAACTTCCTTAGGTATATCTGTACCAAGTTTGTCATCTCTGAGTTGTAGTTTGAAGAATGTAGTTTGAGGAGGAAGCAACGCTAGCATTAATTTAGCTGCTAACGTTACTACTGCTTTCGCACCCACACTCTGCCAAGGTGTTATTAAATCTTTAAAGTTTTGCTTTGTTGTTAAGTCGTCTGATATTAAATAAGGTAACGTGAGTTTAGAACATTCAACAGCCGTGTCCAAGAATTGAGAACGAGCTGTTGATAATTTGTTGTATCTCTCACGTGCTAACATTAATTGATTCCTCCTCCTTTACCAGTGGTATTACCACCTGTATTTACATTATCAAGATCTATTCTCAATGCACTTGTACCTTGAGCTTGTTGGCTCTGAGCCTTCTTACTCCGAGCTTGTCTAACCTTTGGATTAACGTCAGGTTGGATAGCTTCAGGTGCTTTTGTTGGAGTAGGTGGTGCAGGTGGTGCAGGTGGTGGCGGAGCTAAAGGTGGTGGTGGCGGCGGAGTTGGGGGTGTGTACGAACACATTAGATTTCTTCCTCCATTATGGAATTAATATATTCAATTACGCTGGCTTGTCCAGCTCTATACATAATAGTGTTTATGTTTTCTTTAGGATGGACTGGTTTCCATCCAAAGTTTTCCTCAAGTCTTACTAATAGCTTGTCTAACCTTTCGTTGTGAAGCTTAAGAGTATTGAGGGAGATTGGTGTTTGCATGTTCAAAAAAGGCAGGCATCCTAGCTCGCTGTGTCTCAGCAAATTCAGGTGCTTTACCTTCATACATTAGCCGATCACTAGCATCCAGCCAGAATTTTTTGTCCAAATATTTGTCGTAGGTATTTCTACCTAGAGGCTGGAATATCCAGTTAATGGTGGCCTTCCTAAGTTTATCCAAAGATTGACTAGGAGTAAAGCCCATATCAGCACATACGAGAGAATTACAGGCAACATGTATTTGCTCGTCTCTTGAGATATCTGCCGAGGTCGTGCGTAAACCAGCATCACCACAGAACCTAAAAAAAGGTAAGATAACAAAGAAAATTGCACGTTCAGCTACCAATGCTTTAAGTATAGTGTGATCAGGGTGAGACTCCCAGGCATCACGTAACCTGAAAGCTTCTAATTCCGCTTGCTCATCAACACCAATGGCGTTCGTGATATATCCAAGAGCAAGGTCATGTTTTATTTCGTCTTTAACGTTTGATTCTAAAAGTGTTCTCGCAGAGTCGGGAACATCCTTCTCAAGTGCTTCTGTAATAAACTCGCCAACTGGTAACTCCATATGGCGTATTGCAAGAGCACGGTAGATGGCCTCTTCGGCACCATCCTTAAGCTTGCCAGCTGTAGTTTGGATGGGTGTCCATGTTCGTTTTCTACTGAGTAATTTTGCATAAGGGTCTTTTTTCATTATTCTCGACAATCACAATTTATAGCTTCATCTGATTTCTCAGATAGTATATCTTGCAAGTAGTCGTCAACATCACCTTGATCTAATGCTGCATACGCATCTGTCTTATCTTGTGTGTCTGACATAACTTGCAGACTGTAGTAAAGGGAGGTTTGAGGTGAAAGTAACCACTCTTCTACGAATTCATTATCGTATTCTACAACATCACTCCAAGAGTTAAAGCTATAGCCGTGAAGAAGTCCCGTATTATCTAACATTATCATTATTTGGTCAGCTACTTTTCTATAAGCAGTCCAACCAACTTCACTAGCGATTTCTACATCGCCGTATTCATAGTGTTCTACACCAAACGTTCCAGAGTCTCTATCAACTGATCTTGATATAGGCGGTGCGATCTCTGGTGTGCTAGTATAGCCATCCAAATCTTTGCTTCTATAACTGCACGAGGCGGTTGGTGCGATAGCAAATGCCCGTACCATCCTATTATTGCGAGCCACTGTGGCTGCAGACTCAATACCCAGCTTAAGTTGCCAAGCAAGTTCACCTGCGGGATCTCCATCAACTGACTCTCCGGCATTGACTTTAGCCAACGCACTTCCAAAGGAGTCATAGCTCACCTTATATCTTCTTAATAAATTCGCCAGACCTAGCATTCCTAAGCCGACTTGGCGGTCGATATCACTTGGCAGATATTCTCCAGTTGCTCCGACACCTGTCCTACTATGGAGCTCGCACAATTGGGACATACCTTCAGTGAAAGCCTGCTTGATGTCTCCTGCACTACAGGCAGCGAGATTGACATGCTGTAACAAGCAAGTTCCACGTGAGGGCAGGTAAACCTCAAGACAGACGTTGCCATAAATTCTTTCTCCTTTCTCGTTATATTTTATTTTGTTAAGCCAGATGTCCCCGGACTTGATTCCGTAGATAATGGCATCTTTGGTGTTTGGATCTGTGGTGTTCCAATCTCCGGGACTGAGATCGACGCATCTTTTAATCCAGGGAAGTTCAGACCTGGGAGCGAGCACGAACTCAACAATATCGGGGTGAGTAATATCCATATGGGCCACAATCGCCCCATTTTTATAGACCCCACCTCTTCTGAGTGTTTCATTAAGTGTAGAATAAATTTTTGCAAATGAGACTGGACCACTAGCTGTTAAGCCTTTTCCATTCTCGTGACCTTTCGGTCTGAGTTTTGATAGGTGTACTGCACACCCAGCCCCATGTCTGAGGGCATGAGAAGCAAATCTCCAGCTGGCTTCTATGCCTTCTGGACCTTCCATGCTGTCCTCAACGACAAATACCGTACAAGATACGGGGAGGCGTGATTCTGGGTTATCCAACCATGATTGGACCCGACCAGTGCGGGAGATAAGTTCTGCGGTCATTTAAGTTAAATCTGTTAAATCAGGTGGTTTGTAGTTTGGTCCCTTAAGGACTTTTCCGTCTTCTCTGTAGACTTGTTTCCCATCTTCTCCAAGTTTAGACATATTGCTTTCATGTACACGGTTCAAAGCTTCATCTAAGAACCATCCCATATTCTCAGCGTATTGGTAGCATACATAGACTAAATCAGCTAGTTCTTTTAGTG